TTTGACCACTGTTTCCGAATCGAAGATGCATTATTTGTGATCCTTGGCGAGGACGACTTTCTCGTCTCGCCCGATGTTCTCAGCTTCATTCACAATGCCCAGAAAAACCTGGGTGACGAAAAAACCATGGCCGTTTGTGCCAAATGGGTTGGCGCAAATTCAGACAAAAACCTATCGACATGGCATGTGACAAAGGAGTTCACGGGCAACATCTGGGGAACATGGCAGCGCCAATGGAACAAGTATCTTCGCGACACCTGGGACTTCGACTATTCGAGCGGGAAAGAGGACGGAACTTCATGTGTTCCATACAACACTAAAATTTTGACAAAAAACGGATGGTTGTCAGTTCGTGATTTAAGTATTGGAGATGAAACAATTGGCTTTAACCATAAAACCAAAAAATCCGAATGGACCACCATTGAGGATATTGTCGAGTATGGATATTCTTCTCTGTATTCTTTTGGAACAAAAGGAATACAATTAACCTCAACAGGAAATCATCGCTGGATAGTTTCGAGTGAAACTGGTGAGAATATGACACATACCTGCAATCTATCTGGATCAGATAGAATCGTAACCTCAGCGCCACTTGAAAATAATTCCAAATTAAATTGCTCCGTGGATGAGGCTGCTGTTTTGGGGTGGATTGCTGGGGATGGGTCGTTCCTCATACTCAAAGAGAATGGAATAAATGCAAAAGTTAGCCAAAAAAAGATTCAAAACATCGCCATTCTAGACGATCTATTTTCTAGAATACCTCACACAAGAACAATCTATAAGGATGTGGTTCAATGGCGTTTGCCAACCCCTTACGCTAGAGACCTTCTTGCGCGAGTTGGCAATCCAAAAAAAGAAGCGTTTTCGCAAGTTTTGAAAATGAGCGAAGAACAAAGAGAAGCGTGGCTCAACGCCATGCTTCTAGCCGAGGGCAGTCCGCATGGGAATAGTTACCGAATCTATCAAAATAGAGGCGATATTGAAGAGGCCGTTCGTTTTGCCATCTTCGCCTCCGGGAGGAGGCCCCAAACACATATTCTCACAGGCAAGCCTCAATGGAAAGAATGCGTAGCAATAAACAGTTCAAAACCTATTATTGGAATTGGCGAGAGGGTTTTTATCGGCTCTGCTCCTGTTTGGTGCGTAAAAACCAAATTGGGAACTTGGACTGCGAGACAGGGCGATCAGGTTTTTCTTACGGGAAATTCAGGATGGGATCACAATATCGGTCTTCGTGTCATGCCAAAGAACGACCTGCATTGCATTGTCCCAACGGCCTCACGCTCCAAGCACATTGGCGTGACTGGAGTTCATTGCCATGAGGACGTGTTTGGCGATACCGTGGCGTGGAATTTCCTTGAGGAGCCTTACTCAGGATCATATCAAGAAATGACTGGGGTTGTCCGATCCAACAAGTCTTACGACATTCCAATCAACGTCACCACGGCAGGAGACATTGGCGATGTGGTGGTTGCCCTGGCCTCAATTCATCACGGCGGACACAAGGCAACGCTGCTTCTTCGAGATGCAGGCGGCACCAAAGGGATCACAGACAAAATCGGCTTCATCAAACCTTTGCTGATGGCCCAGCCCTACATTGAAGACGTGCGACTTTTCAACGGCGAGGCTGTCAACTGGCCCGCTGAAGGGTTCCGTGGTGGATGGGTTCGAGACGATTATACACTGGCAATGAACCACGCAGAGCACGCTTTGCACTGCGGCATCATTTCGACGCTGCCAGACCTGTCTCAACGCTGGCTTTTTAACATCGAGCCAAACAAAGCATTCGCCGGTAAAGTCATCATCAACCGCTCGCCTCGATACAATAATCCGCATTTCCCATGGCGGAAAATCGTGGAATTTTACGGCGTCCGCATCCTGTTCATCGGCCTTAAGCATGAGCATGAGGCGTTCTGCAACGCTTACGGCCATGTGGCATACCAGCCGGTCAACGACTTGCTAGAAGTTGCCCAAATTATCGCTGGATCATTCCTATTCATCGGTAATCAAAGCTCCTGCATGACGATTGCGGAAGGCATGAAGCATCCACGCATTCTCGAAGGCAGTCTGTCCATCCCTGATTGCGTGTATCCTGGCGCAACAAACGCCCAATACGTCTTCGATGGTGGTGTTGAGCTGCCAACTGTTGACGGTCAGGCATCCTTGAAAATCGACGCTCAGGCCGTGACGTGGAAAAACTACCTCATGCCCAACGTCGTTCCCGATCTTGGAAAAGGTCGGATTGGCTGGCACTTTGAGTTTAACGGCTCCGTTCACTCCGATGGTCTGATGGAATTTGCCGTCAAAAAACTCAAGAAGCTTAGCGGCTGGGATGACGAGAAGTGCATGCGTGAAATCGTGCAATACACCGTCGCCATGAATCCAACGTGGTTCTCGAAACGCGTCAAGATTCCGCAGTTTGATGCGCCTAAGAGGGCTCTTCGGAACGCCGGATACATAGACCACACTCTGCTTGGTTAACTGAATATTTTTCCCGATGAAAGCAATACCCGTAAATACTGAAATAAAAATCGAAGCTGATGTGCTTTGTGCCTCAATGGACATTGGCGATGTTGTGGCGTTGATCTCATACGCCGCCAACTACTACGCAGAGAAGAAACCTGGCGATGTAAACGACCGCCGCATCATGATTGACCGAATCGAAACCCACCTTTCGGAAAATGGTCGGCGTCTGATTGGTGAAATAGCTGGCTGCATCTACAGCCGCTCAATGTAAACCTTATGTCAATCAAAGAACTCATCTCGTCAGACCGCAAACTGGATTCTTGTCCGCCTCATTCCATTTTTCAGGCCGAATCTCCCAACGGAGAAAGTCTGCTGTTCTGCACAAGATCATTTGTGCTGGAGCCCGAGCGGACTCATCTTCTGTCAGCCATGCCAGACCTGCTTGAATGGGAGGTGACGAAAGAGCATTTCACGCAGGAAGAATTGGATGAGTTTTCACATCAACCTAGATGATTTATGGCATACGAACACAAATCCGATCACACCACTCACAACCGAGACATTTACTGGCTTCAAGGCATTGTTCGACGACCAGATGGTTCCACGATACGAATTGATTCCCCTCTATCAGAGGAGGCATACAACAATTTTACGGTATTTGACAAACCTATGGACGCCGACGCCATGAAGCGGAAACTTCTGCATTTATATGGTCAAATTGAAGAAAGCGAGCTGGTTGCCGCATGGATTGAGCATATTGTCATCAAGGCTCAATCTTACGTTTTCGATGTTTTCCCGAAAAATTAATCTAATCTGGCATTTAACATGAATTTTGAAAAACAATCCCTGGATAACGCTTGTGAATTCCTTCCAAAAGAACTCATGCGCCAGATTGGCAATGGCGACACCCCATCTGGGGTATTTCTCATTGGACAGCCATGGAAAAAGACGAAACATGGATTTGATTCCATGGATGCCATTCGGCGGGCCATCGACATTCACCAGTTGAGCAAAAACGCCAAAATCACAATTCAATGCGCACCAGATGACTCAGGCGACTACCGCCAGATCATCATTGATGACCGATAATTGTAAAGTTTCTCATTGACTAACTGTAAGTTTACAGATATTCACGGGAATGCTTCTAGCAATCCCTGTCTCCAGTTCGGATGTTCATTTGCTCGCCAAACGAGTCGAGCTAATCAAAAAACTAGGCCCATATCCACGCCACGTCCTGGCGGTTGTGCCGGATTTGAGCGTTGAGCAGCCTGCCAAAGAAGCTTTTGCCGAGCTTGCACCCTTGTTTTCCAGGGCTGAATACCTGCCTGTGAGCCTAAACGGCATCACCGGATGGCCTTTGGCGTCGAACAAGCACTTCAAGCTGTGCGCCCAAGTGATTGCCTCGCTGAACATCCGTGAGGCGTTTTACTTTTTTGAGCTGGACAACACCCCGATGAGTTCAGGCTGGCTGGATAAAATCCACGATGAATACGTCAACGAAAACAAGCCTTACATGGGCTGCGTTGTGCCGACTCGGGGATTTGAGAACGGGCAGCCAACTCTTGGCGAGCCTCACATGGTTGGAACGGGCATTTACCCGCCAAACTACGCCAGCTATTCGCCCAAGTTGAAGCATATCGACCGCGTGGCGATGTTTACAGCCATGCCCATGGAGCCGTTTGACGTGGCAATCCGCCATGAAACGGTGCCTTTTGCGCATGCAACCAAGCTGATTCAGCACAACTGGAGGACGTGCAACTACCGCAAAGAGGGTGACGCCATTGTCTGCGATGATCTGCCAGATGTGGGAGAGAACGAATCTCACAAAGCACCTGTGTCCAAAGATGCTGTTGTTGTCCATGGCTGCAAAGACGATTCTCTGCCGGATTTGATTCTCAAGAATATCCCCATTGTATCATCGACGCCGACCGGTGCCTTGTCAGGGGAAAGTGACAAGGGTTCATTAGCCCCGCCCGTCGCCGGGGTGTCCGCGAGCGACGGAACTCCCAAAGCTCACAAGACGTTTATTGGAACCAAGATTCACGCCATCCTTGAGCACCGCAAAATGCGCGTTTCCGACCTCGCCAAGGAGCTGAATCTGAGCACGGCTGACATAAAAAAAGAAGTCGAAAATCCCGTCAATCAACTGGCTTACAACGGGAAAGCTGGATGGGTGAAGAAGGCATAATCCCCTTGATTACAAACCTTTCCATGTGAAAATCGCGTAATTATGGAACTTGCCACCGCCCTTAATAATTACGCACCGCCTGTCGTCAACACCGAGGGCGAACCACTCAAACGTCGTATCGCAGATGTTGCCGGGGCTCGTTCCCTTTGGTTCCGCATGCAGCAGGCTGACATTGCCAGCAACCAGCAGATGGCGAAGGTTCAGGCCATGGTTGACGGGAAAGAACCCTACGACCCCGCCATGCTGCAAAAGCAAGGCTTGGGCCACATGTCCAATTTCAACCCTGGTGATGCCAAAGCCTTCCTGGATACCTCAATCGCCGCCTTCATGGACCTCATCACGGGTTCTGAGAGCCTGATCGACGTGTGGACAAAGTATGGTGAGCCTTCCGAGCGTCAAAACCTCTCCCAGCGCATTTCCCTCCACTTGAGCCGGACCATTCGTGGATGGCCTGAGTTTTTCTTCCGCTACGCCTACATTCCGCATTATCGGACCCTCCATGGAACCGGCATTGCCTATTTCCCTGATCCGAACAACTGGCAATGGGACGTAACCAGCCTGTCTTACCTCAAAATCCCTCGTCAAACCCGCACTTGCGAGGATTCCATCCAGTATGCTGCGATGAAAAAGCTGGAGCAACCGGATGCCCTCATGCGATACATCCAGCTTGGTGATTACGCCACTGAGGAGGGTTGGAACATCCCGATGCTCAAGCGGGCAATGATGAACGCCACACCGCAGCTCATCGACCCCTTCAACTGGATGGAATGGGAGCAACGCTGGAAAAACAACGACCTCGTTCTTGGCGAGACAGGCCCCACTGTTCCGCTGATTTACATGTGGGTGCGCGAAAACGACGGCAGAATCAGTCTCATGATCTTTGCCGAAAGCGCTCTTTCCACGCTAAACGGCGAGCCAGAAGAGTTCCTTTTCTACCGCCAAGGGGTGTTCAACTCGGCTCAAGAGGCGTTCATTTTCTTCACCCGTGGAATCGGCACAAATGCCACTTATCACGGTGTTCGAGGCATGGGGGCTGACATGTTCAACGCCTTCAACCAGCTCATGCGCCTGCGAAACAGGGCTGTGGACACGGCTTTCTCCGCTGGCCCAACATGGCAGGTGGAGTCTGAGGAGGCCGTGGAGAATTTCCGCATTGTTCCCTACGGTTTTGGCTTCCTCGTCACGCCTGGGGCTCAGTTTATCCAACAGCAGCCTCCGAACATCACGAATTCCCTGGCCCCTGCCATTGAAATGCTTCAGCAGACGGTGGCAACCAACATTGGTCAATACACCTCAACCAAAACACTCGATACAGGCCGGGAAATCTCGAAATTCGAGGCGATGGCGCGTCTTGACCTTAACGCCCAGCTTTCGGTCACAGAAATCAACATGTTCATGCAGCAGTTCGACCGCCTGTGTAATCAGGTGGTTCGTCGCATGATGCGTCCCGGCTATCAACGCTCTGATCCCGGTGGCCATTACGTTTGGGAATTCAAGGAGCGCTGCTTGGAAGACGGCATTCCGATGGAAGCCCTTGAGAAGCTGGACCTGCGCTACACTCGTGCCAGCCGGACCATTGGCTCAGGCTCTCCCGCCGCCCGTCGTTTGTCCTACGAGTCCTTGATGGCTCTCTACCCCTACTACGACGACTACGGCAAACAACAGCTCGTTCGCCTTCAAACTGCCTCCGTGGCTGGCTGGGACATTGCAAATCAGCTCACAACACCTCCTGGGGCGGATCAACGTCCTCCGATTGACGCTGCGATTGCCGACTCTCAGAACGTCGCTCTTGCGCAGGGCTTCCAGCAAATGATCCTGCCGAACGAGAACAAGAATGTTCACCTTCAAGTTCACATCGGCAAGCTCAACGAATACTACCAGCAATTCGACGCTGCGGGTCAAAATCCGGCTCTTTACGAACAAATCGTGCCGCCGATGGCAAATATTTTCGACCACGCTGCTCAAACGCTGGAAAGCTACACAGGCATCGACGCTCCGTTGTTCCGCCAGCAGCTTCAGCAGTTCAACGAAATCATCACCAACGGCACCCGCCATCTCCAAAAAGAGCAGGCGAAACAAGCCGAGCAAGCAGCGGCAGCAGGTGGTCAACCTGCGCCGGAAGCCCAAGGTCCGTCTGACATTGAAAAGATGCTCGCTGAATGGCGCATCAGGATGGATCAACAAGCAGAAGAATTCCGTGCGAAAATGCAGCAGAGACAGGTGGAAGCGGCCCAGAAAATGGCTATCAAGCAGCAGGAATTTGCTGCTGAGATGTCACGAAAAGCTGCCTCCGCTCAGTTGCAGCGTGCGGCTTGATATTTATGCCCAAAAAGACATTACTCCAGCGATGGAAGGAAGAAGGACTCGCCCCTCAGTTGGCCGAGTTGATGCAAAGCGCTGTGTTTCAGCGTGCCATGGAAATCGTCCGTGAGCACACTGAGCCCAACGACTTGGTGGTTCGGACCATCTACCAAAGAAACCCCGAATTCGCCGAAAAACAAGTGGCTGCCATCCATCAAATGCAGGCTGGTGAGCGACGGGTGATTCGGATGCTGCAAACCTTGAGCGAGCACATGGACATGCCTGATGGGCAAATCCCAGAACCTTTCTCACACGTCAACGAAACCTACTTTGAAACCCGCATCGCATAATTTATGGAAGCCGCACCAGCCATCCCTCAACCACCATCCGACGCCCCAATCATTTCCGATTTTGACATCGGGCCCATGATGGAGCGATTCACCGCTCAAACTACCAAAGAAGCCGCTCCTGAGCCTGCAAAGGCAGACGTAAAACAAGCGGAGCCTGAAGCCAAACCAGCGGAAGAAAAGCCCGCTGAAGAAGCAAAGTCTGAAAGTGAAATCCCCGAAGATTTCCCATCCAAAAAGCATGCCACTCCCGAAGCTATCAACACCTGGAAGGGCATGAAGGATGAGCTTTCCAAGCTGCGCTCTGAACTTGGCGAACTGCGGGAAAAACAACTGCCAGCCAAAGACCAGGAACTCAAAGCCAAGTTGCTTGAAATTGAGGAATCCAAGAAAAAACTCGCCGAATTCGAGGGCAAAGACATTTCCCAATACGAAAAGCGCATCAAAGAGCTGGAAGAGCGCGACGCCGAAAATGAAAAATTCCGAGCCGTCCATGACGTGATGAACTCCCGCACCTTTCAGCAGGAAATCATTGCCCCGGCTGAAAAGATTGGCGCTGCTGTCGAAGAACTCGCTCAGTCCTACGAGCTTGATCCTGTTATCCTTAAAAAAGCGATCCAAATCGAAAACGCTGTGGAGAGTCGCCGTAAAATCCATGAATTGACCTCGGATTGGAATCCAATGGATGCGGCTGAACTCGCCTCTCACGCTAAAGCTCAGCGAGAACTGGCCCAAAAAGCTCAGGCAATGATCGACAATGCCGAAAACGCCAAGAAAGAGCTGAAATTCATTGAGGAAACCGAGTCCAAGAAGAAAGCTGAAGCCACTCAAGCCGCCGAAAAAGCCGCTTACGAGGCTGTGGACAAGCAGTTGGCGGAGAAATTCGCCTTCCTCAAAGATCATCCTGAACTCATGGAATCGCTCAAAGCCGCCAAGTTCGAGGACACTCCTGCAAATCGTGCTCTGGCAGCCAAAACGGCTCCCATGGTGATGAAGCTGAACGACCTTTACCATGCCGCACAGGCTGAAGTGAAGGCTTTGAAGGAAGAACTCGCCAAGCGTGCTGCTGCCAAGCCAAATCCAAGCCAGACGGCCCCCAAGATTGATGCCGAGGATCGCTCCAAGTCTCAAACTGGCTACTTGCCTGAAGAAGCGATGAACCGTTGGTTTGCGATGCAGGCTGGTGGAGTGTAGGTTATCCCATGGACCGGAGACATTTCATCTCAATGATGGCGGGTGGTGGCGTTGCTTTGGCGATGCCCGCCCAAGGAAAAACAGTCAATGTCAATCCGGCATACTTTACTGCTGAATTCGAGGAAGTGGTTATTCACGATGGCAAGCAAATTTGGCGCTTGATCGTTGGTCGAGATGCCACGCTGTTGCCCGAATTAACTCATGATGGCAAATCTTCATGCACATATTGGGGCAGCCAGGAGATGCTAAAAGGTGTTTCTGCACAACCTCATGTTCACGATCGAATGAACCGTTACAATTTGGTCAATGGAGAGCTTGAGCAGGTTCCTTATTATCTCACATGACCAAATCCCCGCAAAAGCCCGTTGTTGCCAAGCTCGGCAAGGGGCCGCTCAACCTGTATGGGATGCGGGAGAAGACGACTTGCGTAAACCAGTTACAGGTCGAGCTGGCCTTGATGCAGATCAAATCCGGCTCAAAACGCCACAGGGACGGCTCTGAAAACCCAAAGGGCATCCCTGCATGGCGGCATTTCTGCAATGCGGTTGACCTGATTTGGAACTTTCAGGGCTCGCAGACGCAGTTTCGTTGGCATCCTTGGGCTATCACGATGATCCGGGATGCCTTCAAGCATAAGCGCTATGCGGTTACGTCCGGTGGCTCTGGCGGCAAAACAGACGTGTTCGCCATCTGGGCTCTTGTTTGGTGGCTGGCAAATCCATTCAAGAATGTTGTTCTTGTGAACACTACCACAAAGGCTGCTGCAATGGGGCGCATTTGGGGTCGAATTGTGCGATATTTCAACGGCATGGCCGCTCCTGCTCCAGGAAAGCTGGTGGGATCATCCTATTCCATCAAGGCGGTTGACCCTAGAACGCAGGTGGTGATGGAGGAATACGGCATCCGTCTGTTTGCCGGTGAAGCATCCAAGGTGGCTGAATCCTGCACAGCTATTCGCGGCTTGAAACACGGTGACGGCGGCAAGCTCATCATGATCCTGGACGAGTGCGCCGAACTCTCTTGGGGCATCGTGGACACCTTTGAGGAAAACATCACGCAGAACCCGAACATTCAGCTTGTGGCTCTAGCCAACGCCAACAGCCCTTTTGACACGTTTGGCAGGCTTTGTGAGCCAAAGGATGGCTGGGACTGCTACGACCCCGCCTGGGACGAATGGGAGGGCAAAGGCGTCCATGTGCGCCGAATCAACATTGAATCCTCGCCAAACATCACTGAGGGCCGGGTAATTTACCCATTCCTGATGACCAAGGAGATGTTGGATGAAAAGCGTGAAAAGCTTGGAACCAACACGCGTTCCTACTGGCGAGGTGTTCTTGGGGCTTTCCTTCTGGACGGCGATGACGAGACGATTTACTCGCCTGGGGAGATTCTGCGGGTGCCGAAAGACTGCACTTGGCAGGGGGTTCCAACAAAGGTGGCTGGTTTTGACATCTCCCACACTCTGGGAGGCGACAAATCAGTCCTCATGATTGGCTCCATTGGAGTCTGCACAGACGGCAAAAAACGTCTCAGATTTGAGAGAGTGCATTACCTCAACGAGGACGTGACCAGAAAAGACGTGGATCGCACCACCCAAATGGTCGCTCAGCTCAAGCAGATTTGCGACAAAGAAGGCGTTGATGTGAGCAATCTGGCGATTGATAGTTCGGCTGGTGGCGGCAAGACCTTTGCAGACGCAATTTGGTCGCAGTGGTCGAATAAATTCCTGCGCGTGGACTTTGGAGGCAAGGCGTCTGAGCGTCCCGTCTCTTCAGCCGACCGTGCCAAATCAAGCACTCGATACGCCAATCGGGTGAGCGAGCTGTGGGGCGTGGGGAAGGAGCTGATTCGCTGCGATCAAATCCGCAATATTCCCAAAGGAATGGCGGAGGACATGACTTCCAGAAAATACAAGGAATCCAAGGCTGATGACGGCGGCTCGAAAATTCGTGTGGAAACAAAGCGTGAGATGAAGCAACGCATCAACCGTTCTCCTGATGAAGGCGATGCTGGATTCATCTTGATTGACCTTTGCCGGGAGAGGCACGGACTGTCTGGAATAGACAAGCCGGGAGGTCAAAAGCCTGGGGTCAAAAATCCGCTCAAACGTCGTTTTGACGCGCTGGCAAATTTGTTTGCTGCGTGAACGTCCGCTGCATCAGACCTCGCTTTGGCTCGGCTAATGAGCTTCTTTGTTCGCCTTACCCGCAAAATGCAGCACGCGACCCCACAGGGACAGAGGCTTGCCATCTTCCTCGGTGGGCACTCCTGCTTTGTCGAGGCACAGGGATACACATTCCGCCTCTTCCGCCTGAAGCTCCACGCTCGGATTGATATACGGGAAGAAGTGAGGATGCTCCATAATAGCATGGCGGATAACTGCATGGGAGGTGTTGCCATCTTTGTCCACGGGACAAGCAGCGGTGAGATTGTCGGCAAAGGCGACGAGTTCAGCGTAAGTCATAAGGGCTAACTAAATCGTTCACTCCCAAACGCGGTAGGCGATGATGTCGCCTGGAAGGTTAGAGTGATGCCAATACTCGGTCATTTGATCCTCTCCATCAATAATAACACACTTGCCGCTTCTCATGCCGTTTCTCATTTTATACTCCCACCTCTTCACCGTATCAGGCAGCGGGCACTCACCGCCGTTCCACGGAATCCAGGCGGGTTCTTTTGGTTTGGCGTCGGGGTTGGCAGCGCAAACAGAAGGCTCCATCAAACGCCGCAACTCCTCACGTCCTGCTTTCCATGCGGCAAACGCCTGAGTTTCGCCTTGAGGAATCTGGGCGGATTGATACCAAGCATCAAACGCCTCCCGCTCCGCGTCTTTCGGCAGCTCGTAGCCGATGGCGTCGAGGATGGCCCATGTGAGCACGCATGTAGTCCATTCGTTTTTGGAAAATCTGCTCGGAGAGCTTGTCGAAGAAGTTGATT